CTACTAGAATGACAGTCTTAGTATTCTGTATTTCAGGAGAAGCTAAATCAGCAGGATATACAAAATTAGATTTTCTCCCAAGGATCTTCCATTTAGGTCGCTGAGAATTACTGTATAAATCTCTACCTGCCAGCCCAATTATTTTCTTACCTTCAAAAATTGGGAATACAAATCTGTTGTTCAATTTCCCATAAGTTTTTACACCTCCTTTGAAATCTTTTAGAGTTTCATTAGATATACCTCTTTTATTATAGAAATTAAAAGATGGCAATAAATCACTCAAGAAATCAGAACTAAAGAATTTCTCTTGAACTATTTTAGACTCTTGATCTTCAGCTTCAACTGTATTGTCGAAATACTCATTCCTCAAGAAGCTCTTGGCATCTTTCTCGTTTATATTGAGAGTTATCATGGCCAATTTAATAAGAGGTCCTGATTGCCCAGTCACAAAATCTGTAAACCATCCACTCTTAGTATTGACACTTAAAGATGAACTTGCGCTATTTCTATAAATAGCTTTCATTCTCAAGTAATCTGGGCCAGATCTTTCTGGCGCATACCCCATTTTTTTAAGCAATTCTACTATCATATGAAATCGTTTTTAGTATACTTTCTATTGTTAGATACCTCAAGTTGTCCCAGTTTTTTATTGAATACATCTTCAGCATTACCACACTCCATCACTTTGAAGTTGTCTACTTTAAAATTAATATAATTTTCGACGTATACTTCGCCATCTTGGGTAACTCGTTTTACATAGTTATCAGCTCCCATGGCCTCTTCGCCTTGAACACGAGCTCTTACTTCAATTAGTTTATGAGTCCCAAATTCTTTCCCAGCTTCCCCAATCTCTTCTGGAGTTTTCTTTTCAAGACGATACATGTTAGAACAATGCCACTCAATTTGAGATGACATAGCTGTGCCGCCACTTCTATTAGTCTGAACAGCAGTCAAACCAGCAGTTCTTGGCAAAGAAGACACGAGCTTCTTAAGCTTGTCTGTCTTTTGACCTAAAAGTTCATATCCTTCAAAAGCACTCGTGATGTTCTCTTGAGTAGATTTCAAATAATCATAAATAAGAAGAACATTCTCTCCATTCTTGACATTCTGAACGTACCATCTTTTAGCAATAGAAATAACTTCATCAATAGATTTATTTGCTACATACTTATGGTGAACTCTTCCTTTATATTTTTCCAAAGAATTTAAAGCTGCATAAACTTTATTCTTGTCTACAGGGTTATTAAGAAATTTACCTGTTTTGATTTTATACTCATTAACACCAGAAATAGCAGAAAGATTTCTAGCAATAATACGATCCGTTTCCAGCTCAGTATCCAATACTAAAGCTAAACAATTATTCTCTGCTAATCCAGCTACTTCATAAGCTAAGAAGTTTACGAAAGTACTTTTGCCAACCTTCGGACCAGCAGCAATAACAAACAAGTCACCGAAGCTAGGGCCTCCATACATTTTTGTAAAAATTGGGAATGGAGTTTTAAGGCATACTGGCCTTGGATTATTAGCCCAGTCTAGAACGGTCTCCTGCATCGAAGAAAATACATCAATAGGTTTCTCCTCATCAGCTACATTCTCTGTTCCAGCATTCTTAAGAGTAGTCTCTACGACATTTGCTAATTCAGGAAGAGACTTATCAATATTGCTTCGAATCTCTACCTTACCTTCATCAAGAGATTTATCCGCCTTTCTTGCAAAATCATATTTAATTACATTCGCAATAAAATTGGGAAGAGACTGTTCTCTTATCTCCATCTGCGATAAACAATCAATATAATCAATGATGTTTAAATCCTCAAAAGATTTTAACCCAATGGCTGTTAATTTTTCAACTACTAATAATTTATCAACAGTCGAACTCTGAGCGTAAATAGATAGGATAGCAGAAAATATAGCTGCATGAACTTTGTTGTCAAAGTGTGTAGGTTTGAGAACAGATGCATAATCAGCAACATTATCTGGCCACTTAATAAAGCCAGCTAAACATGCACGCTCTTGTTCTTGAGGAGTTGAGATTCTAGTATTACTCATTTAAATAAGAAATCTTTTAATGATTTTGGTTTTTTTACACTGAGATCTAGGTCTAATTGAACTTCTTCTAAAACTTCAACAGGTTTCTCAGTGTTCTCTTCTACATTTTTAATGCTAGGCAAATATGTTCTAATATATTTTCGACCATCTTCGCAGAGATAGTATAAAAGACTATAAGCCTTTTCACTAGGGATAACATTCTGAAGAGTTTTCAAATCGAAAATAGCCAGAAGTTTGTTTGCTGTCAACATCTCTTTAGGCCAAAAGATATTAGGCCGATGACCAAGAAAATGCAAAACGACAGATCTTGCATCTTTTGGGTTAGAAACTTTTTTAGGTTTAGGTTTATGCTTTAAAACTATTCCAAATTTCCCATGTAAGTACTCCCTTATTTCTACTAACCCTTTTGCTCCCATTCCTTCAAGAGATTTCAAATCTTCCAAAAACTTGTCTGACAAGTCTTTTTCTGAAAGGAAACCATTTTGAATTAAAACATTTTTTGTTCTATTCGATATAGGGAATTCTGATATGAGCATAGTATTACCTTAGTATATGAGATCCAAAAACTTTTTCAACCCATTTTTCTTTTAAGGGCATATTTTTTTCGTAGATTTCTATTACTTCAAATCCATTTTTTTCGAGGAGATGCTCTTTTAGAACATCTCTATATACTTGCCTCTCAAAATCTTCGACAGAGTTTTGGAAATAAGGCGTATATTCTACATGAAATAACCCGTTTACCTCGACTGCAATTTTCCTAGAAAAATTAACAATATCGACTCGTAAACGGGTTTGAGGTATAAGAACCTCTTCTCCTACAATATCTTTAATCCAATATTTTTTGAAGAATTGTTTTACATTAAATTGAAATAAACTTAAACTTTCTCCATTCCATTTTATAGAATATTTTTTTTCAGAAAGCGGACGTATATTCCCATTTGCTGTAATCCATTTCATTTAAAAAATGACAAGACTTGCTGTAAACTACCTATAACAATAGAATATTTATCGCCATTTTTTTCGACTACAAGGTGACCATTTTCTAACGAAATTTTAATAGCAAAAGGCACCCCATTTTTAAAAGCAGCTATAGAACAGTTCATTTTGATATCCTTTGTATTTCAGCAACCATTAACGAACAAGCTTTAATAATATTAACAATATCAGAATTATCAGGAACAAATTCCCCAAATGGCCACATTTCTTTAGCAACTTTAAGAGTTTCTTCTTTCTTCGTGTTCTGACCATTAGCATAACCAGCCAAAACTAAAGCAGCTAAAGACAGTTCTCCATTTTGATACTTAGAATCATGTTCAGCATTATAGCCTTTATCTATTTGCTTTTGTCGTTCAGCTTTAATTGATTCAATGATTTCTTCGAGTTCTTTCATTTTAATGTCGTGTTAATGTCGTGTTATGCTATTTTAGTGCTTTAATAGTGACCTATTAGTGTCGTGTTAATGTCGTGTTAGTAAAGTAGTATATTATATTTTTTCTCAAAATAGTCAACAGATAAATTATTTATATCTTCATTGAAAAGCTCTATTAATTCTATAGAATTTTTTATACACCATTCTTTTTTCAATTCGTCAGCTTTAATTTTAGACAGAAACTTCTGCCGATCTTTATGAAGCCATTTATTAAAAGAATTGTGATATTCATCTGGGCTAACTTCTACAGCTATTTTTTTAGAGAAATTAAATAAGTCAATTCTAAATTTGCTTCCGGGGATAACGAACTCTTCAACAATTACATCATTTTTCCAAAAATCTTGGAGAAATGATTTAACCTTAAATTGAGGAGCAGAAACTTTCTTGTCCCAATCTACATTTGACTTAGAAGGGACATTGACTTTAGAAAAGCCATGCAGCTTAGTAAGCAGCATTATGAAATAATCTCTTTAACTTTTTTAAGCAACCATTCAAATACATCTTTATTATTTTCAATATAATCATAAACAGATGCAATACCTTGATGCTGCATTTGAATATCTACTCCATCATTTTTGGCTAATGAAATAATAGACTCAGAGAATGAATACCATGCCCCTTTCTTTGAAATCAGCTCAAAAGCAATAATCATATCCACTACTTCTTTCTCTACCCAAATAGCACATCCACTTCTGCCTTTTTTGATAGGAATTTTAACTTTCGAACCCGTCACATCTGTAGAAGACTTTTTGATTTCAATAGTAGCGTAAACTCCTAAAGTTTTATTCTTTATTGGGTCAGGTTTATCATTAGGTTTCTCAAGGATATAATCTCCTCCATATCTGGGTTGATATGAAAGAGTTATATCGCTCTGGTGATTGATAGCAGATCCTCCAGCTCCATCGCTTTGCCTTGGAGGGGTTTTACTGTAAGGATCTAGTTTAATCTCTGCTGTGTACTGACTTGTAATCAAAAATAAAGCATCAAAATGAACTATCTTTAAAGCCAATCTTTTGAATAGAATTTTAGTCAAGAGAGGAACACCAGCAACTTTAATGTTCTCATCTCCATTCCAGAGATTCTTTTCTTTATCTGACTTGAGAATAACACCATCTAAAGAATCAAGGATGATACAAAGCTTCTCTCCAGCCTCATGCATTTTAGGCAAAATACTCTCGATAAGAGAAGCAATTGTTTCGAATACATTGCAACTAAAAACAAATACTGTTCCATATTCCCAATTAGTAGGATCTGTAACAAATTTCATCCCAGTTCTTTTTTGCATCTCTGGAGTGAGACGAGCTTCAGCTTTTATAAAAATGGTCTTAGATCTTTCGATCTTGTCCATATAATTTTGAGCGAAAACAAAGCACTGAGATGTCTTACCTAACTCACTTCCCTTGCCACAAACTCTGACAAATGAGCCAGAGCGAACTTTGATAAGAGCATCCAAATTTAGAGATCCAGAAGAAATAGTAACTTCATCAGGCTGTAAATAGTTAAAGTGATTATCTTCATTATCTTTCAAGAATGAAGAGAGCATGTCTTTTGAACCTGTCTCGCTTGATGAGTCGTCTTTTCTTTTGGATGGCATATTATTCTGATTTATTTTCTTCTAACGGAGTTTCTTGCATAGCTTTATTTAAATAAAAGTCGCAAGCATTACAAACTTCTTCTGTTAATCCATGGATACCTCTTTCTAAACAGTAGTATCCCACAGATCTTCTAGATTGGCAACAAGGAGGCCCATATTCAGCTTGATCTTTTGATCTATGGGAACATGTTTCTAATTTGCTATTCATAATTCAATCTTTTTTTTCATATATCCAACAGCCTTCGCTTTCAATAATGCTTTTCCCTTCGAAAAATGTATTTACTGCTCTTCTCACATCTTTCCAACCATAATCATGTCCAGCTATTATAGAATCAGTTTTCATTTTAGGAAACCAAGCTTTAATATCACTGATAACATTATCATAGTCATGAGCTGCATCAATAAATACAAAATCTAAAGAGTTATCTTCAAAAAGAAGGGAAGCATTCAATGAGCAGTCTCTTATAGAAGTAACACATTCTTTAACAGGCTCTATATTTTTTAAATATAAATTATATAACCAATTTGGATCAGTTGATAACTCAGGATTAGAAGCTAGAAACTCAGGCTCGAAATGTTCAGCCGAACCATTCCAAGTATCTACTGCATAAATTTTTTGACCCTTATTAGCATTAATAGTTTCTACAGCCAAACAGCTTACACTTCTACCTTTCCAACACCCAACTTCTACAAATTTAGCTCCATAACCAAATTTTTCTGGTATAGATTTATATAGATTAGGATAAGTAAACCAATCCTCTCCTATATTATGATAGAAGTGATCCATAAATTAAATTATAGAATTTTTAGAAACTTTAACTAAAGAATTATCGTTGACATTAATAAATGTTACATAATTTTCAGTGATACGGATAATCTTTGCACAATAGCTTTTTTCTCCACGGGAAGAGCGAGTCTTAAGACCAATGAAGCGACCCTTATGATTTAGATAATGAGGCAACTTTTCAACTTCACGAGGGCTTTGAGTATTTACAATAGTATTTTTTTCTTTATTTAGTTTTTTCATATTACAATAAACCTGTTTAAGGTTTTAAATTTTTACTAGAGATTTAAACTAGCACATTAATATATTTTGTCAATCAAAAAATTCAAAGATTGAAGGCTTTTAATGTTAGAGCGAATGGCTCCCCTTCTATACTTTTAACAAGATTCAGCATATCTAAGGCTAATAACCTTGTCTCTTCCTGAGTATCACTTTTCAAGCGAAGAGCCCAGAAATGCATAAAAGCTAGTAGAGAACCAGTCCAAATAAACTGCGTCTCTAGACACAAAGGGAGAATAATACGGGCTTGCTCTTTTGCTACTCCAGCATCACATAGATCTTTATATAACTGAGAAGACTGTTCTACTAGACTATTCATCTTATCTATCAAATCTGGCCTATCTAATTCTCCTTCACTGCCTTGTTTAGAAGATTTAGATTGCTTCCTCAAAGATTTTACAGTAAAATAATTATCACTAAAATCAACATACCTCCCACTAATACTATTAGCCGACATTCCTACTTGATGTTTAAAAAGTTGTCTTTCAACAAAAATAGGACATTCAATTCTAAACTGCAATTGAGCGTGCCTGAATGGAGCAACATGCTTATGCTCTACTAAAAAATTAATTAGCTTTTCATCTTTTTGATCTATAGAATCTTTTGACTTACCGTAACTTACACGAGCAGCATTGACGACCATTAGATCATTCCCAAAGTAATTTAATAATTCAGCTTTCATATAAAGAATTTAATTTTTTTCTATTTTCTAAATGAGAAATTAAAATCTCATCTTTAGATTTTCCAAAATACTCTACTCCAAAGAAATTGTCAATGATTTTTTTATTTAGACTCTCTTTAGAAGATTCACTAAAAACATAAGCTAATATTCTTCCAAACTTTTCTTTACCCTCTAAAGATATTTTTTCAATATGAGTATGAAGAATAACTTCGTTTTTGTTTTCTTTAAAAAACTTTTCTGTAAATTTCTTACTTAGTTCTCCAAATTTTTTCTCTTCCAAATCTTTAGTTTTTAATTCTGGAGTATCTACCCCCATCAATCTTACCAGCTTATTTTTTAAAAAAAATCCAAAGCCTAAATCTATATCAGCTGTAAAAGTATCACCGTCATAGACTTTTAATACTTTTGCTTTGTATTCAAATGGCATTTTTATTATTTTTTGAGACTTGTTCTTCTAAAATAGGAGCTAAATTTGCAGGACTATAATTTGGACCTTTTTGCCATTTGCCATCATCTCTGCGAAAACCATTTACAATTTTAGAATTGTTAGATCTACAGACTTCATTTTCGAAAGGTTCTAGATCCAATCCATATGAACAAGCAGCTCCAGTAGACACATAATTAATATCAGCTAAAGCATCTGCCACTTCGACTAAATCAACTTCGCCTTCTATATTATAATTGAAATCATTTATAGAAAGAGGAGTATCGTCATTGAAAAGACATACTTTAACTCCACTTGCCTCAGCTAATTCTAGGACCTCTTCTATTAGAAGACTAATTCTCAATACCCTTGTAAGGTTATCTGTTGTAGTAGGTGAGTCAGGGCAACTTTGACCTACAGCCTTCATAAAACTTAAAACATTTTTTTGGAAATTCGTCATAACAAAATTATGTTATAGAATTTTTTATAAAAGTCAAGCTGTTTTATTGAAAGACTCTATATCTGACTTAAGCATTTTATTCACAAGC